GGCCAAGTGAACGTGCCCATGACGTTTTTCCAGTACGTGATGGTCCATATAAAACCAATGATTTAGGTCCTAGCAAGACAGATTAATCGATGAGAGCTTTGGCCACGAGGGAGGGGGGGGGCTGGGGGTCCCCCCGAGTTGCCATTGCGGGCACCCCCAGGCTCTTTTTCCCCTGCCCCGCCCATTGGAACAACTTACTCACATCCACGTCTCCAGATCGTATTCCAGATTGTGCCAACCACAAATCTCTTCCATCATCTCCTCCACGGAACTCTCTAAAGCTTGCGGGTGACTCATACTTGGGAAGTGTGCCAGCATATCTCCATTTCGCATAGGATCGGACATTAGCGAAATTCTTGATGAGGCCTCTTGTATCCACTTCTCCGTATATGTCGAGAAACTCGTCCTGAGTCTCGCAGAGGTGAGCAATCGCCGTGAGGCCACTAAGCGTTCCAGGTCGACCTCCGCGCGGCCGTGCAAGCCCTCCCGCGACAACGTCTCCATCCTTGATCGCGTAATCGTATCCTTTCTCTGGAGTTCCTTTAGATGGGCTAACGTTTGGGTGCCGGCCCTCCACATCGAGAATGTCCACGCGTCGAGAACGGAATTTCCGGCCGAAATCAACAAACACGTGAAGATGAACTCCTCCAGTTGTTGGATGTAACTCTCTTGCGATGATACATTCAGCGCCGAGTGATGACAAATGATCGTTGACAGCCCATTCGTCAAGGTCTCCGCATTGTGCATATGTGAGAAGCACATACTTGGAATTGATAAATAACATGTGGCACGTGATAACGAAATGTGCTCCAGGAAGCGTGTTCTGCAAAACTAATATTATAGCAGAACAGCGGACACAACCCAACTATAAATACGTGGCCTCCCCCCATCGAGAGTTCAACAAAAATGTCGTTCATTTGCAGTGGTCTCCACCTGGCACACGGAATCCCCCATAACCGAGATTGTTACCCCGCTCTTCCCACTACGCTTTCCCGCCAAGATGCCACGCTTTCCGAATCGACGATCGCGCTACGCCCGAAGGAGAACATTCAAGCGAAGCCCACCAAGAAGAAAGTCTGGTGGCGTGACGAGGAGAAAGAGAACATACCGCCGAAAGACGACGTCAAGAAGTCTAGTGGACAAGATGTCCAGGAAGAAGAGGGACATTATGCAATCTGCTGCGAACGCCACAGCGAACGCCCCAGCAGATGCGACACTCGTTGGTAGTCAAGGACCGATAATTTTGGCAAATGGAGTTAAGGACGGAATTTCACTATTTGCATTTTGCCCAACATACAAATGGCTCAAACCCAATAATGCGTCATACATTTCCCAGCGTACCGCGTCAAGCATTTGGATCAAGGGATTTTCAGAGACACTGTCATTCATTCCCAATGATGGCTCCACTTGGATCTGGCGGAGATACATTATCCGACAAAAGGACCGATACACAAGCACCGCGTTCCTTGGTAATTACGGAGCTGAAAGCACTAGCGGAGCTGTTACGACACGGAAGTGGAGAAACTTTGCAGTGGCTGCAAGCAGCCCAGACTACAACACGGAGTATGACCGCTTCCAAGAACAGAACTACCTCGGAGTGAAGACCACCGATTGGTCGAACCAGATGAACGCTAAGATCGACAACACTAAGTTTGATGTGCTGTACGACAGAACGACCCACATCAGATCAGGCAACCAAGCTGGTGCACCCCGCAGGATTAAAAGGTGGCACCCAATGAATTACACCATTCGCTATGACGATGAAGAGAATGGACAGGATGTCAATGTCAGTCCCGTGTCTGTTACGAACAAGCTAGGAAAAGGGAACTGTTTCATTTTTGATTTATTTACATGTCCAGCCCCAATCAATCCCCAGACCAGTCAACTGGCTATGGGATCTAACTTTGGGATGTACTGGCATGAAAAATAGGCTCCTCTATGTTAATGAAAATACAATTTGCTTCCAACCAATCAATGTCCTCCTGACCAAAACCTGTTTTGAAGATTCGTTCACCGAATCTGTGTGACTCATACATTTCAGTGCGCGGATCCTTGTTCGCACACCAAATGCTAGGCCTCCCCCACTTGAACAGCTTTGGATCGTGATACAACGCTTTGACCATGAATTCTGGCTGGCTGCCTAGCCAGTCCTTCCATCCATGAAAAAAACAAATACCACCACGCATATCGTCAAAGACAGCATACTTGACGTCATCAGCCACCGCTAATGCATCACCTCCAGAAAACGCCCCACCAAAATACACGTGAGGGCCAAGTGAACGTGCCCATGACGTTTTTCCAGTACGTGATGGTCCATATAAAACCAATGATTTAGGTCCTAGCAAGACAGATTAATCGATGAGAGCTTTGGCCACGAGGGAGGGGGGGGG